TTAGTATATTTATATTATTATATAATGCCTACGATTTGCCAAAACTTTCTTTAACTTAACTTTGAAAATGTTAATTTCTATACCACGATTTGCCATAAAAAGTCCTAATTTTTATATTATATATTTTTATAAGAATAACTATTATTTTTTTATAATTTTTAATATTAAAATAAAAAAGGACGCAAAATGAAAAATGGTCCATTTCGCGCTATAATTATTAATTACCGATATGTTACCTCTGAAAATGGTATTATTGGTGCTACTATATATTTTAACCCTGTTAACCCAAATAGTACTACTAATACGGTTAATGATAATGGTCTGATTAGAAACAAACGTGATTATGTTTTTACAGAAGACTTGAATAACTTGCAGAATATTGGTGTAGGTATAGGAAGCGAAATATTAGTTTACGTTAAAACCGAACATCCGTATATTCAGTATGGTCTTATACTTAAGAAATATGGTGTTGGCAAGTATAATCCTAATATAAAGCTAATTATGGCACCTAAGGTTTGCCCGTTATGTGGAGAAAAATTGGCTATTATTAGAGATGCTAAGAAAATTTGTTGTCAAAACGAAAAATGTAAAAGATATGATATAACTAAACTAGCACGTTTTGTTAGGTTTTGTTTAAGGGTAAATAATGTTAGTTATAAGGTTATGTATTTTTTATATACTACTAATAAAATAAAAAGCATAATAGATATCTATACATATCTGCAAAGGAATATGTTAAAACCATCAGACGTATTGGATAATCCATATTTGGATCAAATTCTTGCCGCTTCTAGGATGGTAAATACTGTAGAGTTAGCAGTGCTATTGTATTCTCTGCTTCCCCAACTAACGCCAACCCAAGCATGGAGATATGCATCGACTGATATAAAAAATTGGACTAAACCCCCGACAAGATTATTTATGTATAATGGAGAAGAGGTTAGACCGGATAGGTCTGATGCACTAATCACTGCGCTTAAGTTACACAAAGACTATTTAAAATCTAATGCATCCGAAATTGAACTATTAAATAACAAGCTATCTGTTAGCCATAGTGTTAATCATAATGTACATAAAAAGACATTTTATTTATTACCGAGTAAATCTTTTTCTAAAGAGTATTTTAGCGATAGAGTACGTCTTTATGGCGGAAAGGTTGATACGCTGCGGCGCGATATTCGTAGCGAAAATGAGATGAAAAATGTGGACATAGTAATAGGTAAATATTTACTTACAGAAGCAGAATGTTTGGTAGCCAAAAATGTAAGAGTTGAAACGTATTACTGGTTACGAACACAGCTTAATGCTAGTATAATTTAAGCTAAGTTTTTTAACAACTACGACATGTATTATGAGTATTGAAGAAAGGATATATAAATGGCTAATAATGCTTTAACTGTTAATATAGAAGGTGAAGGATATTACATTAATAAGAACCGTGAAATATTACCATACCTTAAATTTTCCCCAGTATTATTTAACAATAGACAATTAGATAAATTATATATAAATAGCTGGCCGGAAGCAGATTCTTTGCGATTATCACCAACCGCGCGCCTTATGCTTACGTCTGTAAATAATAATGAAATAAGTGTTAAATCAACTGGTAGTTTTGATATGTCTTACTCTTACCCAAGACCTAGAGTGTGCCCTGTGTGTGGACAAAGAGAACTAAACATACCGTTTAATAATGGTAGTTATTTTAGCGAAGTATTTTGTAAAAATAAGCACTGTGGACATAATGAAATACTTATTCTATGGAAGTTCGTGAGATTTGCTTTACAAATACCATATTTAACATATATAGATATTTATAATCTTTATGTAGACAAAAGAATGTCAACAGCTACATCTATTTTAGAAACGATACCAGAGAGATATCAAAATCTTGGATATTCAAACGCTGAAGCAGAAGAAATATATAAATATCTAAATAATCTTAAGACTATAAAAGCTACTAGTCTTATATATAGCTTATTACCGGATAAAGTAAATAAACGCTTAATTTATAAACTTAACACATTATATACAAGCGAAACAATAGGACCGATAGTAACTGCAGGTGTTGAGTTAGATAGTAAAATAACAAAAGCTATAAATGCTTACAATAAATTTTTTACGACACCATTGGGTAAACAGTTTATGAAGTTAAACCTAATTGTAGAGAAAAATCAAAACCCTATTGAGAATGCAGAGTTTAGTATGCTTTCTCCGGAGTTAGACACACATGAATATCTTAGGGCAGTTATAGATATTAATACAAACTATGAAACAATGACAGAAAAACCTAAACAATATGTTATCACGTCTAATAAGGATGTAAATAATATTAAGAATAAGTTGTTTCCAGAAGATTTTGTTACTAAGTTTAATATCCCACTACCTAAAGATATTATAGCTGCTATAGATGATAATCCTATAGTTCTAGAAAAATAAAAATAAAAGATAGATAGTAAGAACCATATAGGTTCTTACTATCTTTTATTCTTTTTAAACATCTCTATAAATCTAGTTACTGCTTCTTTTAACACAGAGAGTACAGAACCTCTATGGTAGAGAACAGTATAACTAGCTAAACAGAATATTGTTATTAACTGTGCAATGGTAAATAAGATATCCCATCCTGTGGCTTTCATATCGCTCCTTTAGTAGTTTTTCTTCCCGTATTATGGTCATAGCATAACTGTGTTTTGTCGATCGTAACAGTTATTTTATACTCCTGAGCATCTATATCTAATTTAATATTTTGTAGTATATCGAATACGGTATCAGCTATTGAAGAGAATCTCTCATAAGCCTCTATAGTCACATTACGATATTTATATGTTAAAGATATAAATTCTAGCATGAATACAGGTTTTGATATACCTAGATCGATATCTATATCTTTAACCTCCCCATGTGCTCTTTTTTCTTCTACATAAGATATAATAGCTTTTAGTATATCTCTTTCATATTTCTTACTAGATTTATTATGGTCGCATAAATCCATTAAAAAATACATATTTCGTTCTTCTATAGAATCCTGAATACCATTTACATAATTTACTATAGAATCTTTAAACTTAACTTTACGATTATTAATATTAGATGGTACCTCTATTACTTCTAACGTAAGTGTTATAGATTTATTTTTAGATTCTTCTGGGGTAGTAAAATAACCATAAGTTAAAGTATGGTAATCATTATTAAATAGCAAACTATCTAATACGTTACTAGCAACTTCTATCATATTTTTACTATAACTATTATCTAACACCTTATTTACCATGTAATGTTCTTGTAGAATATCCATATTGTTTTTAAACGATTTACTAGTATTAAATGCTCTTGGAAAAGTTTTCTTTAAAACGTCATAAGCGGTTTTCCTTACATAACGAACGACTTGGCCCAATAACTTTAGTTCTTGAGGATGTTTATAATCATTAAGGTCGATATTTAAATCTCCTGTTAAGAAGTTAAAGACTTCGTCAGATTCTAAACTAAGAAAGTAAAGAACTAAAGAATTATGCGATAGTTTCTCTCTAATAAGTTTATACTTTGTAATAACAAAGTTAGCCTCTGTTTTATTAGCTGTAACGCATTGTGTTTTAGTTATATAATTAACTGTCATTTGTATCTCCTTAAGGTATTATTATTACATAAAGAATATATAACTAAAAATAATTAAATATATACTACTAGAGAACCATATATGGTTCTCTAGTAGCTTTTAAAGTCTTTTATTGCTTCTGTTAATACAGGGGACTCTTTAAAGTTTGATACTATTTTCTCTTTAGTTGTTCTATAAGACCAGTTTTTAGACTCAGCTAGAGTCAATAGTTCTCTCTTAACGCTTATAGAAGCTCCTTTTACTAAATAACCATCTCCCATTAGATATAACACTATATCGGACATTGGTAGTCTACTAAGATCAGTTTTACCCATAGGATGATATTTCGTATACCACAAATGATTATCTTTTAAAACACCAGTATGAGACTCTAATAATGTTAAGTAATTAGACTGTAAAAGATCTAAAGGGAAACTAGTTGTTATAAGACTTTCTTTAAACGTAGAAGCGAATTTATAATCAACAGTAGGTTCTACCTTAGAGATATAGTTTATCTCTTTTATTAACGGACTATAGAGCTTAAAAGCCTCTATGTTCTTAGTTATATATTTTAGGTCTGAAAAGTCTTTACCAACATTGAATTTCTTAATCAGTGTTTCATACCTTGGAACCCATAGCTGTAACCAATCTTGATGTACATCAGTAGAGGAGACAAGACCTCTAATGATCATTATCTCCTCTTTTAAAACTTTCATTACAGCATTAGCAAATACCTTCTTATCGATAGAAGTTTCATCTACTTTTTCAGTAAGAGAGGTTAAGATATTCCTTATTAGCGTATAAACATTAATTAACCAATAAGGATATTTCTTCATCTCTACTCTTGGCGGTATAGGTCTATCAGGATCATATCGATCTACTATAGGATCGAACATAGACTCTAATAATAGACCGGTACCAATAGAAACTCCAAAACTAGTGGTTGTTCTGTTTTGGAGGATAATCTTTAATTCTTCAGCTGTCATGATAGCCCCTTCTTTATTTACTCATTAGGAATTTCTAATACCCATTCTTCACTTAGTTCTTTAAGTTTAGATATTATCATTTCTTTAGCTTTTAGATTCCTATCTTTATCTTTTAATAAAGCTTCTATCTCTTCTTTCTCTAGAGTAATAGTAAACTCTATATTATCTTCTTTAAGCTCATCTGTAAACATATCAGTTAGACATAAGTCTACTTTAAACATTATTACACCATTTTCGTGTTCTATAGTAATATAACCTGTAGAACTACTATATTCATTGTCACCTTCGTTATAGTAAGTGCTAACAGTATAACATAATCCCATATTAACATTAGCTATATAACTAAATAAAGCATTACCTAAAAGATCTATATTACCTATCTCCCTAGATACATCTTCATTTACCGATAGTAATGCGTGGTTAGATATATATTCTACAGCATCTTTCTTATTGGGGTCAGCAGACTCTAGAGCAATAAGTTTTTTACCTACTATTTCCCAAATAAGGTTAGGGTGGTCTAATAGGTCTACTTCTTCAAACTGAAGATCTAAAACTTCTCTACCAATGTAAAGTGGGGATTCTGTGTAGTTGATAGTATACCAACCCCATTCACTATCCCCTCCAAAGCGTTCTAAACCTAATAAAACACATTTACCTTCTACTAGACCAACATTAGTTTGCGTATTACCTAACGTTAACATTTGTACTAACATCATTATCCTTTATAAAAAATATAAAGTCTGAGGATTTTACTCCTCAGACTTCTCTTTCTTAGCTTCTTTTACTTCAGATCCTAGGTCATCTAGTTTATCACGACCCCATTTACGAATATTATCTATAGTATCTTCAATCTCTACTATAGTTCTACCAAAACCTCTTTTACCAATAGAGTAAGATACCCATAGGCCTAACCCATAAACGCCCGCTATAATAAATCTTCCCATAGTTATTCCTTTCTTTGGTTTTCTAGAGCTTCTAATCTCCAATTGAGTCTAGAGAAGTTGTTATTAAATAAGTCTATAATTCTATCAAGTTTTTGAATTATGACTTCATTTTGATTAGGTATCTCGCTTACAGATTGGATTGGGGTTACAGTTGTATAGCGAAATGGGTTTCCAAATGGGCTTTGAAAAGCATTACCGCTGTATGGACTATTAGCTTGGTTAGTATTGGCTAGATTCAACATGTTGGCTTCTATTTGGCATACTTTTGTCGCTAACGCATTATGAGCTTTTTCTAGATTTTCTAATCTTTCTTCAATTGTTTTTCCCATTCTAAACTCCTTATTTACTATTAAATTTTGATCTAAATATTTCGACAAAACTAGGCATTCCTATTACAGGTTTTTTAAGACGCGCCCTAAGCTTTTCCTGCAGTTCTTTGCTAAGCGCTTCTTTACTCCTAATTTCTTTCGCTAACTTATCACATTCTTCACGTGTTTTTTGCATCTCCGCTTCTTGCTCTGCGATAAAATCATAAAGCTCTACCTTACTTTTTAAACGTTCGTTTTCTTTTTTCAGTCTCTCATTTTCTTTTCGTAACGCTTGTAGTTCGTCCATTGTGTTTCCTTTTATTCTATAAGAATCTACTATATGGCGGTATAATAGCTTCTTATCTTATTTTTAAATATATAGTGTAATGTCGCTTGTTATTTTATTAACAAAAACGCTTACACAACCATCGATTCTGTTTGGGTTATCGTTAAATAGTTTAAAATACGCAGTACCAAATTCATTAGCTATAGAAGCTAAAACAGGATAATCTACATGGCTACCTGGTTTAAATATCATTACACCTGGTTTGCTATATTTACGTAGACTAAATGCTGTATAATAAATTAATGGTACACTATAGTGGACAGAGAATATGCAAGCTTTACTATTCTCTAACTCGTTTATCTCCACTTTCATAGTTTTACTATGGAATGATGTTAAGATAGAATAAGATAATCTATCTAACTCTGTTAATACATAACCATCTATCCCATGGTTTCTTAATACTAATTTAACTTCGTCCCAGTCTTCCATTAGGTTATCAACATCTATAGGTAAGTTACCTATGTTACCAGATAGATGTAGTAACATATATTCTAACTTAGCTAGTATAGCATCGATAATCGAACCTGCTGGAGAGTTACTAGATTCATCTTTTAAAAGCTCTGCAAATATATCCAGTAGATGAGAAGTAGCAGAGCCATTAGGAACACCATTAAGCGTTAGATCATAAGCGTTCTTAGCAAACTGTTCAAAATACGCTTTAATCGTTTCTACAGGTTCGTCAGTTCTATAGCATCCGATAATAGAACAAATCTCTTTAGTCATTCTGTTATGTTTAGTACTAAAGAGATGTTTAGCATATCGAACATTATCTTCTACTGTAAACATATCGAAGAGCCCCGCACGTCTCAGAGCTTCTTCTTTTTCAATCACAGTTACTTCCATTTTAACTCCTTACTTAATTTTATTCTCTACTACTACAAACTTAATATCTGCATTAGGATCTTTTTGATACATAGTTAAATAATAATAACCTTGTATAGAACCCACAAACAGATCTAAGAACCCATGTTCTTCTTGCATTACTTTAGATAGACTATTAAATACTCCTGGATAAGAATATTTACTAATAGAGACTACTCTATCGAATCCGACTACTACATCATTAAGTGCTGTTAATAACGCGCCAGAATGTACTAGATAAGCATCTCTAACTTCCGAATAAGAAACTTCTACTATCTTATTGTCTATAGGACTATTATCACCATGTATTCTACCTTTAGACTCTAAAGCATTTGTATAGATTTCGCTAATAAGATTCTCAGTCTCTATACGATCTTTAATAACAGCTACAGATTGTGTTAAAGCCGTTATTAGGTCATCTTTATCGGTAAGTATATCGTCTATAACAGTACCTGGAGATACCGCACTTACAGCTATAATTACTTTAGACGTATAATAAGATAGACATCTACTAACTAAAGAGTTATATTTATCAGTAGTTGTAAATTGTCTCTTCTTGATCTTATATTTAAACTTCGATAAAGTATTTGGATTAACTTTAAATAAGCAAGCTTGTAAAGCATCTTGTGTATTCAATTCGCCTTCTAGACTAGTTTCTCCAATACCTAATATAAGATCAGATTTTATAGATCCTATAGCATCTCCATTTGCATTAACACTAACGCCCGGAGCGCATAACCAACTAAATTTATTTTCAGTAGGTACTGCTTCTACAGGAACCAATTTAGGCTGTTCTACTGGAGTATTACTAGCATATCTATTGCTAGGTGGTACTGCTACTGGAGTAGCTACTGTAGTTTGTTTATTAGCATATTTTTCGTTATAGACACCTGAACTCATCATCCCATCAGTATTTTGGGCTTGTTGATAGACATTAGGTACATATTGGTTCATAGGCTGCGCTACCATTGGTTGTACTACCATAGGAGCCATACCCATATTACCCATACTTCCAAATTGGTTCGGTTGTTGGTACATCTTATTAGTTCCTCTCATTATTTGGTTTTTAATAGCTAGTTTAGCCGCTTCAGTTGCTTTTTGTATCATATTGTTAGCCAATATTAAACCATTATTAGCTACAGTAAACAATAATTGGTTTTGGTTTAATATATTCAACATTACCGGAGATTGGTTAGTGTTTATTATATAATTATATAATGTATTAGCATCCGGTTGTTGATTATTCTTAAGCATCTCTAAAGCTACTAATGCTGCCTTATTAGTATATACGCTCGTAATTAAAGTTACTAGGGCAGGAGTTATGACTCCTAACCCTAGTTCTCTAACTGCTTTATTCTCTAGTATGATAGTATTCTGGTGGAGATCAGTCTTCAGACTCTCCATCTCCACTGCTATCTGTATCATCTCGTTCGTCATCAGTACTTTCCTCGTTCTCTTCTTTACTTATACCGTCTTCATAATCTTCTAAGCCCTCTCTAAGCTCTTCAGCTACTTCAGCCACGTCAGTAACGCCTCTTAAAGCAGCATCTAGTTTATCGATAGCTGGTTGTAAGTGTTCTGGTATAATAACGTGTCCAGTAAGTTCGTCCCACTGTCCCCATGGGTTTGCTCGTAAACTCGGGGATGGCGCAGATTTGATCAAATACAATAAACTACCATATGCAAACATAGAAGCAGTTAGTGTTTTGATGTTATCTGGGAATGGAGTCTTACCGCCTCTGTGTACACCTTCACCTCTATTTTGATTCTCTAGTTGTGCAGTCGCTTTATAATAAAGACTATCATTACTTACGTCTGCTTGAGCTAATGCTAAACTAGCGCTAGAACTCTTAACTAGGTTATAAATAACTTTTTCGGATATGTTGTTATTTATAATCTTCTTAATCTCTTCTTTAGAAGGTGAGCGTTGTCCAAGTTTTTCATAGCGCTGATTAATCTGTTTAATAGCCCTATTGAAACCAATAATAATATAATAGCATATGTAATAATGAATATCGATATGTATATGGTTTACATTTCTATTATACTCTTTAGCATTGTTAACACTATGAGCATAAATACCTATAATATAAACTAACATATCCCAGAAGTCTTCTATCATAACACCAACGTTAGCTAGTTTCCTTCTTATGATTTCATCTACATAACTATCTAAAGCAGTTATATGTTCTTCTAGATCTACTATAATCTTATCTACAGAGATTTCAGATTTGTACATACCTCTACCTAGTAGAAGTCTCCAAATGTTTTTCTCTTGCATTAGATTTTTTCTATATGGTTTACTAACTGCTTCAATCTCTTTAATTTCTGTTTTAGACGGTTTAGGATATTTAGCTATTATATCCTCGTATTTTTGTCTTAGTAACAGACCTTCATCTAGGAATTTAACAAGATCCTCTTCTATCCTACCATTAGCGATATCGAAACTAATGATAATACCACCTATAATATTTGTAAGTAAAGCGTCTAACTTAACATCTTTATGTACTAGTACTTTGATCTTATGCTTACGATAAACAGCTCCTTTATCATAATTCTTAGGCCGTTCACCTACGGTACTATAGATATCATAGTCTTTGATCTCATTTGCTTTAATCTTATCATAAGGATCATATTTAATTATAATATCACCCTCTTTAAGATTTGTATATTTCCTTAATGTTTCTCTTAGCCCATACTTACATAGTAAATACAAACCTAATGGAGTTTTACCGCCAGGCTTCATTTTGTCTTTACTACCTGAATTTAGTATACTACTAAATAACAGTTTAGGCATTTCCGGATTAGGGTTATCATTAAGTATAACACGTTTTCTTTCCGAAGTAACATGTATCTTATCTCTATGTAGTCTAACAAATATTTTATCTGGTTTAACAGATATAACTAAGTCTGTTAGTATTGGCATAACTACATATTTAGTCCCAGATATTACAAAAATATTACCTGGGTCGCAAAATGGTAGATATATGTACTTCGGCATAGGTTGTCCATTGTGCTCGAACTCAAACACAGCTAAATAAGCATTATTAGCTGCTATATCTGCTGGTTTGTTCGAAGCTCTGCTTAAAGCGTCTTCCATAAGTTCTTCTTCTGGAGTACAAATCTTATATCCCTTATACCTTAAATCGATATTAGGGTTGATCTTTTCCATACTAATCTGTATCATCTTGTTGATATAGTCTGGAATATCTTCAAAAACGCCTTTAGCGATACCACGGACGAGTTTGTCGTTCATCCGTGGTGTGTGTTCATCTAGAGCCTTAGCTAGTAAACTATCCATGCTTTTATCCTTTCAAATTTTTTATTTTAGAAAATGATCATTAGAACCGAAGATCCTATATAAATAATATATAACTCATAACTAGTTAGATATTATTACCCAGCCTTCATGATGCTAGTTACGATATCTATAAATCTTATAGTCGTATTAAACGCATCTAGAGCAGATTTAATAAATGTAGTCGCTGCAGTATATTTCTCTTTATTTAGTTTATATTCATTAGTTTTATCGTCTACTATAGATTTAGATATCATCTCTTCGAGTTTCAGTTCGTATTCCATTTTCTTAGCAGCTAAATCTGTACTTATTTTCTTAAGATAATTTTGGAATTCTACTTTAGCTTTCTCTAGATTCATTTTGGTTATTTCTCTATCAGCTTCTATCTCTACAAGCTTAGTAGCATAACCTTCTTTCTCTAGATTCTCTTTTCTTAGCCCTAGGCATTCAGCATCATTGTTATTATCGAAGATATTTAACATACTTAAGTTTTCAACTGTTAAAGGATAAACATTAATTTCTGGTAACCCTTTACTAGTGTTCCTAGTAGTTACTATAATCTGACTATTTTGACCATAGCTATCTTCTACAACAATGTTATAGATCCTATTAAGAAATTTAGCATAATAAACTTTACCGATCTCTTGTTTACTATTACTAATAATTTTAATAGAACAACCAGCTCCCATATTGTTAACTTCGAAAGCAGCTTTACGTTGGTCTAATTCTCTTCTTTTCTTACTAAATGGATGTAAAACACTTTCACTACCTTTAACATCATCTAGTATAATAACCAAGTCAGACTCTTCGTCGTAATATTCTCCACCATTCTCTCTGATTTTCTCTATTGGTATAAATATAATATCTTCAAAACTTATACCGTTAGTATATCCATTATGGTTAAAAATATCTTGTCTAGTCTCTTTAATACCACGTACAATATCTTTACTATCTATAATCTTACCATGATTATAAGTTTGACCACTTAGTTGTTCTTCCATTCTTATTATGTCAGAATAGAGATGTGGACTAGCCGATAGTTTCCAATGCTCGTTCCTTGGTAAGTTAACAAAACCTTCTGAAATATCTAAATATGGTTCAGAGTTATGTTCATATGGTGTAGCTGCTGAAATCTCTTCTTTACTATCAGGATCTTTAATAACATAGTTACTAACTCTACCTACATAGTGCCTTAAGAACCAATCGTATCTTCTTGGATTTATGTTTACATCATCATTAAGTGTTATAACCATATTGTGGTTATCATAATGGCTCTTAACGATACTTCTCCATCTCTTGATAGCTATTTGATCTTGCTTATCACCTCTATCCATTATATCCATTAGATATTTACTATCTATACCACCTTCAAAAAGGTTAGCAGATTCAAACGCTACTGGTAATCCGTTGTTATAGCAATCTTTTACAAACCTACTCTTAACGATAGGACTAGAAGCAGGATCATCAGTTACACTGATATAAGTATCTTTATAAGGAGAATTTTCTATATAAAGATAAGCACTATTAGCATCAACAGCGTTTGGTCTTAATACTGGACTAAATAGTTGGTTATAATATAACGTATCGTTACCTCCGCTATAAATAGCATTAGCACCTGCTATACTAGTTCTTAATTTTCTTAAGCTACTTAGAGATCTAAATGGGTTACCAGTTGTCTTCTGTAAGCCAACATCTTTAAAATTAGGTCTAGCTAAGACACTGTCCTTAATAATAAAGACGCCTTCTGCCTTACGAGGAATATTAAGAGCAGCAAAGGTTATGTCTTTAGTATTCTTATATTCGACTAGTCCTGGTCTATTCGTTCTATCCATAAAATGAATCGTATGGGTTTTCTCACTTACGTTAGTAAATACCCAAGTCTTATAGACCCATTTCTTCTTATCAGGGTCAACTGTTATTCTATTACCATTAGTGTCAGCACCTGCATTCGGTTTTAACTCTGCGTTAAAATACAAGTTATTTAAATACGGAGTATAAGTTATCTCCCTATAGAACTTACCGTTCTTACTAATGATCTTACCATTACCTAAAGCACCTCTACAAAGATCAGCTTCTCTCTTTTCGTCAAAAGTTAAACTACCAGAAATATGTTCTTTAGTAAGTAGTTCATCTAGCTTAGCTTTAGCACCGGCTATCATATCCATCTCTGTTTTACTAACAGGAATATAAACAACTATCTCAGTTGCATAATAAATAAACATCTTAGTGTAATTATCACAGCTTTCAAGTTCTTCTGTAGTAATTCCAATAGATGTAACCATGTATGTTCTATCTCGATCATATTTATCTTCAAACTTATCTAATAAGCTAAATTCGTTTATTGGTTCCATAGCCAATATCCTTTACATATTTTATTTATTCCTCTATGTAAAGAATATATAACTATTAGAGAATGAGTATATGACCTACCAACATAAAAAGCGCAGAGAGTAGACCGAAGTCTACTCTCTGTGTACAAAATGAATATAATCTTAAGATTATAGAACAACTTTGTAATGGCGTACGTTTTTCTTAATAGCCTCTGAGATGCCCTCAATGTGGAACTCAGCAAGTACTGCCATGCTAGGGATAAAGCTAAAGCGAGGCTCAATGTGAAGCTCTTTAACAGTAGCGTTAGCTCTAGTAGTTTGTACCTCACGGTTGAAAGGAGGCGTATAAAGACCGAAACCAAAGCTCATTAGGTCTGGAGTTGTGTTTCTATCTGGGTTATCGAAGTCTGTGAAGGCTACGAAAATTCTATCTTTCATTAGTGGGTTGCATGTTGTTACGATAACAGCGTCTGTATCGAATGTTAGGTTAAATGTATTTGAACTAACACTAGCATTTACAGATGGTTGTAGTTGTTGTCCTAGGTATCTAGCGATATGTGGATCTGTACCAATTACAACTGTTTTACGTTTACCAGGGCGTAGTTTCTCGAATACGTTAGTATAGTTAGACTCTAGACCCATTACAGTTACAACATCTGCAATGTTATTTAGGATACCAGCAGCGATATCTTGTACTCTCTCATAGCTTCTTAAGCTATCAACGTTATCTTTAAGTTTCAACTCTTCTTTATGGTAGAATGGTACAAATACTGTATCAGATTGAGTTTTTGTCAATGCTGAGCTTAGAGCGTGAGCAGCATTAAGATCCTCTAGATACTTAGCAAAGCCAAGTAGTGTACCAACAGCTGTACAACTCATAGCAGCGCTAACAGCTATAGATTGTTTCTCAACTGTTTCTGCAATAGCGTCGTTATCTTCACCAGTTAGGTTAAATACTGGTTTAATTACGTTAAATCCGCTTCTGAATTCGCAGATGTGTCTATATCTTGTAGACTCGTTATGTAATAGGATGCTTCTCTTTCTGAAGTTGCTGTTTGTTACAGCTACATCAAGATCATAACCTACAACAGCTATTTTCTCAAGAGCTTCTTTAATAGCTTGGCCATCACCAGTTGTAAGATCAGTTACTACTGTGCCATCACTAACTTTTCTAATTTCAAGTAGCTCAAGGCTTGTAGCATTCAATTTGATAACACCTGTATCAGTTCTAACAGAACCAGTTACAGCAAGTTCAACATCAACAGCATACTCTGTACCACCAGCAAGTGTAGCACCGAATAGAGCATTGTCAGCGTTCTCTTTATCTTGGAAGTCTTTAGTAGACTTAGTGTTCAATGTGAATTTACCACTGAAGTTAGCAGTAAGCTCTTTGTTATGTCCCTCTGCAGGTAGTTGGAAAGCTGTTTTAGGTCTGAATGATAGATCCAATTTAGCTTGTAGATCTTTGTTAGCAGCGTTCTTGAAACCTAGGTATAGGTTAGTAAGAGCTATAGCTCTATCAAGAGCATCTGTAAAGTCTGTAACGTTACCACGAGCTACATCAGCTTTAGTATTAGTAACGCCAAAGATATCAATTTTTGCACCTATTTTGTAAGGAGCTGAGTTGAAAGTCTCACCGTTTACAGTAACGCCGAATTTAGCATCGTGTACCAATGCAAATTTATCAGGGTCATTATCTACGAATGGTTTAACTCTTAGTCTGTTTTCTGTTAATAGTTCGTTATTGAAAAGGTTCTTAAGGATTGGTTTAGCGTCCATTTTAACATCGATACCTCTTGGAGTAACGTGTTTGAACTCTTTAACAAAGTTATCAATTGGAACTTTAACTTCGTAGAAAGCATCAGCTGGTCCCATTACGATTAGTGGGAAGAATGCCTCTGAGAACTCATCTTGTTTAGAAGTTGCAACAGCAAGAGCTATTGTTGTATAATATACAGACTGTAGTTGTTGGCCATCAAATGACTCAAGGTTAACTTTCATATCGCCTAGAACGTCTTCGAATGCTAGAACTGAATCAGCAGACTCGAAGTTCATACCCATTCTCTCGTCAGGTTTAAGAGCACCAAATGACTCACCAAGAGCTTTAGTTAAACCAGCTGGGTTTACAGCCATAGCAGCAGCTTGAACAGCAGCAGCTTTTTGTACTGGTGTAAGTGCTAGTTCGCCAAGGCCTTTGCCGTAGCTCTCTAGGTTGATGTTACTGATAGCTGCTTCAATATTGTCTTTAAAGTTATTGAAAGTCTCTTCAGCTGCACGTCTCTCAGCACCTGTTAGGCTCTCTGAGTTGAAAGTATAGTTAGCGATACCGCTTTTGTCTAGTGATTTTAGTGTTTTTTCAGAAGCCATAATAGCGTCGAAAATACCACGTAGTTGGGTTTTGGTCATACTCATGGAGTACTCCTTTTCTTATGTTAATTTTTTGTATATCCTCGTATGTATCAGTATCTTACAACAATCCGAAACTAGTAATAAAAGCTATCCTAGCTAAAGATAGCTCTATCTAGTGTTTTCAAGTAGACATTAAATAACATACTACTATGTAACTCGTTAGTACCGAATTTGTTCTGGTATTCTCTAACTATATCAGAAACAATAACTCTAACGACCGGTTCATAGTTACTTAAGAGTAAATTACCAAAGCCATTTTCTACTATTACGAATAAAATATCATCCGTAATATAGAATCTATATGGTTTTTCTATATTACTCATAACAACATCTACAGGATAGCTGTTGTCAACCTCTTCATGAGCTACTATAGAGTCTAAAACTCTTTTACTTTTCTCTTGTAGTTTAGTAATATCAGACGGTTGAGTATTAATATCTAACCCTAAGACTTTCTTAATATAACTATCTAAAGCTAAAATATCTTCAACATCATTTGGTACCACACCAGCATTTTTCAAACAGTATTGAACAGCTTTAAAACCATTAGGTCCTAAATAAGGATTTAAACCTAATTCTTCTATGCCGGCTAGTCGTGGAGCGTCATTAAGTAAAGGATAGCTTTTAGGGTCTATTAGAGACTTTCTGAAATAAGTGTTGATACTAGACAATAATTTAGTGTTAATAGAAGTGCTATTACCACCTACTAAGTAATAAGGAACGAATAATATTGTTTTATTCCTTTTACTAGTATTTTCATCAGGTACATCGGTAGGTCTAATTTCTATACTTGCCATACATTGTCCTCCTTTATTTTAGTTAACAAAAATAATTTACTTATAAAGTACCGTTAACGTACGTAGGTACCTATAAATCACCTAACAAAACAGCAAGGTATTTAAGCTTATTCGAAATAGAGATTGAATGTAGAACGAAGTAAAAAAGAGAGGATAGTCAGAACAATGAATAAAATAGACATTCTGATAACGTGTATAGTTCTCCTCTTTAGAGAAAGAGAGATAACTAAAGACGGAACTTATGATAGTAGGAATATTGTAAAATCTATATTAGCAGTTACGAAACCGAAAAGGCAAACTATGTTAGAGGGAGATATCAATTCTCCAGAATCGGCTCTTATAGATCTTCTTAATAGAATGATTGCGAATCCTGAAGCATATGATGATAAACCAAATCTACTTGGAGAGCTTAAAGTAATATTTAGAACAAATACTTTATATTACGATACAGCACATGATCAACTTACAACAGAGATGACAGATGGTGGGATGAAACGATCTGTAACATCAATGGTTAATAAGTTAACACAATATTATAAATCGGCAACAGCTATACAAAAATTGAATCTACTTACTTATAATCTTAATAATGGTAATATTAAGAAATCAGTAGCAGACGATATTTTAGAGATATTACCAGAGTTAGAGTCTTTATGTAATAAAACAAGTACAAAAGACGCTGGTATACTTAATACTGTTCAATTGTCTTCTAAAGATGATATAGAGAATATTGTTAAGAGTCTTAAAGAGAATAAAGGTGAAGGTGGCATACTTAGAACAGGTTGGGTACAACTTAATAATATGCTCCAGGGAGGTTTTAGGAAGGGACAGATGGGTATAGTGTGTTCATTACAACATAACTATAAATCCGGGTTTCTTAAGTCTGTCTTTATGCAAACAGCTAGGTATAATCATCCGCAACTTAAAGATCCTAAGAAGAAACCAGCGCTAGTATATTTAAGTTTTGAAGATGAGACAATAGATACTTTGGAATATATGTATACATATTTATACTACCATGAGAATCGTAAGCTTCCTGAAAATACAGAAGATGATCTTAAAAATTTATCTACAGAACAAGTTCAAGATTACGTTATTAAACGTTTAGGACAAAATGGTTTTGAAATATTCTTGGTAAGAGCGGATCCAACATTATGGACTTATCAAAGTATTTTTAGTTATGTTAACCAATTAGAAGCACAAGGATATGAAGTTCAACTTCTTTTAATAGATTATCTTGCTATTTTACCAACAACTGGTTGTGATACTTCAGGGCCAACTGGAACAGCATTAAGGGATATGTTTAGACGTGTTAGAAACTTTAGTGCTAGTAAAGGTATAGCATGCATAAGCGCTCATCAGCTTAGCAGCGATTCTAAGGCTCTTATTCGTAATGGTATTCAAGATTCATTATTTGTTAAAGAAGTTGCTGGTAAAGGTTACACAGAAGGTTCGAAACAGATCGATCAGGTTGTGGATTTTGAGATTTATATTTATAAAGCGAAGATTAATAAGAAGTGGCATCTTACCGTTAATCGCGGTAAACACAGAGGTGTTGGAATAATCGATGATAGTCTAATGTATTTTACGCTCCCATTCCCTTATAGAGCTCCTATATTAGAAAACATTAACGATGAAAATGTAGAAGCAACAGCAGTGGATGAAGAGTCTGAAGATATGTTCGATATCTAACACTTTAATATAAGGAGTACGTTATGACACTAGGTCAACATCAAGAAGCTTTTATGCGAGACTTTTCTAAACTTCTTATTTTTATCCACGAGAATGGATTTGAAGTAAGAGGTGGGGAACTTCTTAGAACTCCTGAGATGCAAGAGATTTATCTTAAAACTGGTAAATCAAAAACTAGTAAGAGCAACCACTTAGTTAAGTGCGCTGTAGACCTTTTCATATTTAAAGATGGAAATTGGCTACAAAATAAAGACGACCTTAAAATGTTCGGAGACTATTGGTGTAGTCTCGACCCGTTAAATATGGCTGGTATGTTTTACCAATCATTTTTCGACGGCCCGCATTTTGAGCGTCGCGTGCAATGACATATATACTACTAGAAGGCATACTCCTTCTAGTAGTATATTTTTTATTTCTACCAATTTAAAGATAATAAAAAGGGTAGAAATGAAACAAGGATTTAAATTACAACCTAATACTTTGATACGGAATATTCGCTTACGATTATATCCTACAGAAAGATATATAAATAAATTAAACGAATGCTTTTTAGCAAGAACTATAGTTTATAATAATTTGGTTAGTTATAATAATAAAATATATCAAAAACTTAACACCTATGATTATTATTTTAATCTACGAAAAGAGTTGATGCGGCTCCGTGAAACAAATGAGTATCCAATCTTAAATGCGGTTGATAGTCACATGTTAAGAGAGTGTGTAGAAGATTTAGACAGAGGGTATAAGAATTATCTAAATAGGCATAAAACACGACCACCACAAATACAGCATGAGACTATTAAACATTGTAGATTTGTAGAGGGTGTTAAAATATCTTATAAAAAGCATAAACTTTATTTACCAAAAATGGAAGCTAGCAAAATAAAACAGTCTACAAAATTAAAAGACCCTACATGTGGAATACGTTATCGTGGGATACCAACTAAAAAATATAAGATTTTAAAAATTGTGCAATGCTCTATTACTCAAGATTTGATAGGCCGGTGGTTTGCAACACTAACAGCGCATGTAGTTTTACGTAATAAACCAGATATTTCTAAATCTACAGAGAGAGTAGGAATTGATGTTGGGATTGGTCGCCTTGTAACTGATTCGGATGGTAGAATGTTTAAACTGGTTAAGAATCAGAAAGTCGAATCTAAATATAGAAAATATATTTATAAGTATTTACATTATTTAAATACAGGCGATAACGAGAAATATTTGTATTATAAAGACCGATTTCGAAGATACCACTATAAACGTATGGCAATAAGTAATGATTATGTCCAAAAATTATCTAGATGGTATATTAACAATTTTTCGGAAATTGCTATAGAAGATATTAATATGTTTAAAATGGTAAAATCGTTTAATAAAGATACTCTTGCGAGTAGAATTAAGTTTGGATCGTTTACTCGACGTAAATTTTTTAATCGAGCTATTATAGAGTCTAGAATGGGTTCATTTTTAAGATGCATAAAATATAAAGCCGCTGAAGCTGGAACCAATATATTTATTGTAAATAAAATATATACATCAATATGTTGTTCAAAATTTTTAACTATCGATGCAGGTAACCGAAATAAAACAAAGTTTCAATGCGTAAACTGTGGGTATAAAAATCATGCGGATATAAACGCAGCTATAAATATAAAAAATTTTTCTTTTAAAAAAGAAAAATGTGTTGAATAAAAAATAGTGTATCTACTGGCATAGTAGATGTAAATTTAAAATCCTTATTACCAAATGATATATTCGAATATATTTATAAATAGGGAGCCATGAAAATGGTAGTGCACGGGGCTAATGTTATTTAACACTCGATTAACACTATTTTTTATTCTTTAACTTCGAGCGTAGAGTTCAATAACCTAACTGTAGAGTCTAGAGATCTAGTATCTCTAGACTCTATCTTTTTATTCTGTTATATACTATTTATGACTCTAGTTAGTTTGTTCATTGTCTTCCTGGAGTCATTCTTTCAAATCTAAACATTATTTTAGCCTAGTTAGAGTAGCTAGAGGTTTTCCTCTAGCTACTCTTATTTTTCCTTTTTATCCTAGCTAGCCTAGTGCTTCGCTTCGTTGAATGGGAAGGTATTTGCTTACTGTCCATTATTTTTAATCAAAATTTACAAGGAGTTTTTGTATGTTAGCTAACATTATCTCGCATAACAGAAAACATGATAGCACGACCACCTTGAAATTTGGAGATGAAACTTTAGAAAAGAATGTCCAGTTAGATCTGGTTGATATAGAAGACGCTACATTGCTTAGTGATGTAACTGTCTATGATTATATTAGTAAGATTAAAACTCCGTTTCTTATGGGCTATCCAGCTATCGTTTCTCCTAAAGATGGTGATCTGATAACAGACACTACTATTTTCGAGCTGACACCTTATACACCTAATGAAAATTTCAAAGGTGTTGTTAATAAAGTCCAATGGCAAATAGCTTCAGATGTTAACTTTAACGATATCGTTTGGAAAGCTAAACTTAAAGAGAGTGAAGTACCAGGAGGCGATTTTAGTAAATTTAGACCATCACAGGTTTATTTACCATCTGGTTATTACTATGTAAGAGCAAGATATATAAGTTACCCACATTCTAGTCCGTTTACACAACCACTAAGAGTTAACTTCCCTAGCTTTAAAGTTTCAGTACCAACACTTTCGTTAGTACCTAATGAATTAGAGCCTACTATTACAGCTACATCTTACACTTTATCTCCAGAGTTTGTAGGTAAAGAGACACCAGATCCTTTAGTAAGAGTAGTTTGGGGTATAACAGAAGTTGAAGATGGTTTAACAGTCAATAGTGAAAAGATCAATAGTCTTTTATCTAATAACTTTACACCAACTTATTCAGTTGTTAAACTAGATGCTGATACTGATAAATATACTATTAAGTTCCCTATTATAGATGCTACTACTGGTGCTAAGGTTAAATTAAAACCTAATACTAATTATCTTATAACTTGTATGTTTAAAGGTGCTAGATATGCAACGCCGTTATCTAGAATGATCTTTAAAACAGGTAACTTTAGAGTTCAAGCTCCTAAGTTTAAATTAACAACATCTGAAAATGGTGTGGTTAATATTAACCTAGATCCTCTAGAAGTTTTTGAAGGTGGAGATACTTTAGACCATTTTGAAGTTACTATCATAAACCAATCTGTGGTTCCACAACAGATTGTACATACTGCGGTTGTAACTGGATTTACATATCGTGTTCCCGATGATGTCTTAGAGCCTTCTAATAAGTATAGTTTCTCTATTTCTGCTGTAGGTAAGAAATATGGAATATCAGATACTTCAATTTTAAGTATCAGTATGCCTTATGTAGGTATAGAGCCTCCTAAACTTTCTATAACATCTAAAGGTATGCAACCGACTGCTAAACTTAGCCCTTTTAAAACTATTAAAACAAATGATACTCAGAGAGGTACACAGTGGCTACTCTATAACCATGCTAATACAGGTGTTAATAATCTTATTAAAGAATGGATCGTAGAGAATAACGATAGTTTCCTTATTATAGATAGGAAATGGGTAGAAGTTAATACTAACTATAAACTTAAAGCTAGATATTTAGGACATAAGTATAATAGCCCTTGGGTAGAAGAAGTATTTAAAACCATCAATATTGTAGTTAAGAAACCAGTAGTTACATTATCTAATAATGGTTTAGTTATTACAGGTTCAGTTTCTGATTATGTTGTTGTAGGTGATGAAGATACTCCAGAGTATGTAATTTGGAACGTTTATGAAGTTGATATAACACCTTCTTCAGATCCTAATGTTCCTCCTATAGAAGTAGTGGTTAACCACCTTATTCAAGATAGAACATTAAAGTGGGATAGTAGGATACTTAAGATAGATAGAAATGATGGTGTTAAACGTAATACAGCATATAAAGTAACTGCTAAAATTTTAGGTAGAAATTATAATAGTTTAACAAGTGATGCTGCTTATATTACAACGCCTAATGTCTATATTATACCACCAGAGATTCATATTTCTGGAGAGCCAGATCAGGTTCCTAGATTCCCTATAATAACAGGTTCTCCGTTTAAGACTAATATAGATTCTGATGTCCATGTTAAAACTAACTGGAAAATTATGGCTGTAGGTACTGGAGAGATAGTTTATAACGAAGATGATAAATATAATAAAACTAGTCTAAATATATTAGATAATATTTTATTACCAAATACTGATTATGTATTAACTGTTACTTATCATGGTGAAGCATATGGTCCTGCAGACCCAGTAACTCTAAACTTTAAAACTAGAGTAAAATTTATAGAGATGCCAGATGATGGTCTACCTAACGTTATAGTTGGTGATGACAATAGTAATGAAACTAGTAAATACTATGGTACTATACCAATAGACCAACTTAATGATACTAGAAACTATTTAGGCGTTTGGAATGGCTATACCGAATATGGTATAGATAGCCAAGTAGTTTATGAAAATAGATTATGGAGAGCATTAGATACTTCTAGTTATGCTGCTTTAGGTAATAACGTACATCTTAATAAGAATAGAATACCTGGTAAAGCTAATGATAACAATATTATCTACTGGGAAGAAGATGATAGAAATAACCTATCTACTTATAGATGGTTGTTAAGAAATATTGGTTTCCATCCTACTATTATAGATAATAATAAAACTGATATAACTTCTGAAAGTGTAACAAAAGGTAGTTACGAAGGTTCAACAACGTCAACGGTTAGTAAGTTTATGATAGGTATGAAAGTTCTCTATCTCTATGATAGTCCAGAACTTAAGAATATCTCTTATAACGATTTGGCTATCTCTGGACTAGTAGGAAAAGGTCGTACTATAAGAGTTGGCGAAAGACTATATTGGTTAAGACTACCAACTATAGACGAGATTAAAGAACTTCAACGCTTTAAAGCTACTGAAGATACAACAAACTTAATACCTTCTGATCTTAATACAGAATGCTGGTTAGCTAATAGTGATGATCCTGAATCTGCTGCTTATAACCAGGGAAATATGATCATAGGTTATGAACCAGCTATCAATAGGACTAAAGCGTTAAGACTAATATTAGAATATGTTTCTCCTTATGAAGAGCCATGGTTATTAGCAAGGAAGAAATATCCAACATTACAATATGATAGATATACAGATACTGGTTATTTCGGTATTATACCTAATGATATTGATAAATTTAATATCTATAATGCTATTGGATTAACTAATGGTGTTAGAATCAACTTAGATTTTGGATTCTTAGCATTCTGGAATCATGGT